GGGTAAGAAACTATTGAGGGATTAAAAGTCAAAAAATTAATTTTGTGTTTAAGGTCACGGTTTTCGTTTTTAAGACTATCAATCTCCTTGATTCTGTCGCTTCTAAATCGCCTCTCTTCGTCAAGAGAGTTGAATTTAATTACTGCTAATTCGTCTTTGAATTTAGACTTGTCGAGTTGGTCGTTGAAATTATATGATTGGTCGGGGAGGATATCTTTTGACTGATTAAAAACTTGCTCGGTATATTGAGACATATTTTCTATTGGCGATATTATATCATCATCTACAAAATCAACAACAATATTTTTACCACCAGAGCGATACTCGTGATGTGAGTGTCTAGCCGTGGAGTTTCCTGTGTTTCCAACTACTCCTAGTACCGCTCCTTTTGAAAAAGCTCCTGTGACTGATGTAGCGGGTTCAAGGTGAGCAATTAAATGCCTTAACCCTCCCTCGTATTCGACTAAAATATGATTGCCATAGTCCGCTGTTAGCAATTTACCCATTCGAGTATCTTTGTAAGGGTCGTTGGCTGAGAATGCTAACCAATTTCTAGTTTCGGTTGTCTTTGAGGATATTACTTTGCCGTTGTATTTAGCTGTTAGCGTGAAATAACTTTTGCCTGAAAAGTCATAAGCATTGTAGCCGTGTGTGGTAGGGTCGCCCGTTTGAGCTGACCTTGTTGGTCGGATAACATTCATTTATTTTTTATTTTCAAGGCTTCTTTAGGATTTCGTTTACCAAGTCTTGAAGGCTTTTTTTTTCTGTTTCAAGTTTGAGCACCTTGTCGGTTAGACACCCCACATCTGCAATCAGTTGAGTTATCTTTTGGCTATTAATATCGTGAGCTTCTATGAGGGTTTTGTTTGTTTCTTTGAGAATTTGTAACTCACCACTCTTTGTTCGATTAACTAGCCAAATGACACCAGAAACGGCAAACAATCCGAGGCCAAATAAACCAGCTAGAGTTGTTGGAATTTGTGTAATAAGGCCTTCCATAATATGTTAATTGGATTGTTTAGGTGGGGTCATATATTTATCTTAATATATTGACCCCCCAATAGTACACCACTCGTGTCCACCGACTGTGGTTGTAGCAGCAGGATTTGAAAGATTGGAGTCAAGAGAACAAGTTTTGACAACAAATCTTGCCAAAGAAGAAGCTCCACCATTTGCGGACACATTTAGTGTTCCGCCAGCCATTGATTGTGCTTGCCAAGTTCCAACATCTGAAATTGCTCCATTCATTAGTGCATTGCCCGAAGCTCCTCCACCACCACCACCTTGGTCAGCATTGCCAACTGATGTACCTTCACCAACATCACCTCTTAAATCAAGTAAAACAGTTTCCTCAATTTCTTGAAAGTTACAATCAACCGAAGCTCCACCATCTCCACCACTTCCTTGCGGGTTAGCACCAGCAGTGTCACCGTGTCCTCCTCCACCACCAGCAGCACCGATTGGCAGTTCGTCAAGAGCATCATCACCCTCTGCTGCTCCAGCAGCACCAGCAGAGCCAGAGTTGGGACCGCTTGCATTTAATGCTCCAATTGTTCCAGCATCTTTGCTTCCTGCACCACCTCCACCGTGACCTTGTTCACTGGCTTGGCGTATTCCACCCCCACCCCCACCAGCTCCATTGGCTGAAGTTGATTGAACACCCGTGGCAGTTGAGCTTTCTCCTTGTTGTCCAGTTTGGTTATTGCCGTAATTAATTCCACCCAAACCACCAATAAACCCTCGACCCTTTCCGTTTATTGTTCCCGCACCACTTATCTTGCCTAAAACAAGATGAGGCCAAAGACCTCCCAAGCCAGTTGAGGTATTCCACGCTTGAATAAATCTATTAGCATTTGAAGAAAAGATTATTTCAGAATATTGTTTTCTGCGAATTGCTTGAGCTTTGTTAGCACCAGAGCTGGAAAAAGCATAAGTTGATGGAGTTACAAAAGTAATTGCACCAGTTCCGTTATCGTATGTGAGAACCTGTAGAGTCTCCTTTTTGTTCTTACCTGTACCTTTGGACTGATGAATATAAATAAGATCGCCAACAGCCCAAGCAAGCCCAGCATCAATGGTTGTAGAGCTACTTGCAGCACTTATTGTAATAGCCGAAGCGGAAATAACATCGGTTGTGTCAGAAGAAACCGTTAATACTCCATCTGAGCCGTTTCCTCTACCTGAATAGTTCATTAGTCAAGAGTAGCTTTACCTTTTAACATTACCGACAAATTAGCACCAGCGATAGTTGAACCAATTTGTTCAATTTTTGCCCTGTAGAGATGAGTGTTAGCCGTTCCAGTCGCCACATCAACTGTGGTTGAGTTACCTGCTTTGGCTGAAATAGCGACTTGAGGTCGATTAGCTTGATTAGTAAAAATTGTCACCCAAGTTCCACCAGAATCAGTTGAGCGTTCAATATCTACAATTAAAGCTGCCCCAGTTGGTGCAGTATCGACCACCAAATCTGCCCTTTCAAAAACAAAGTTGTCAGGAAGGGTTTTGTAATCTAATGAGGTTTGGAGTGTTAATTGACCAGAAAACAACCACTGGAGAGTGATCCATCGACTGTGGTCCGAAAGATTGGTAAAATTAGCATTAACCTTTGCGGATTCAATTTTTGTATTTGGAGCGAAGCTATTTAGTGCCATATTTTTATAATATCATTTTTTTAAGTTGGACTTGCTGGAACATCCAATAATTGTGTAACTTCCAAATTTCTTGAAACATCTTCAATTCTCTTAGCAATTTGAGGAAGTCTCGAAGAAGCCTCTAAAATAACTGAATCGGGAGTATATTGAACCGATAGTATTTGAATGACATCAGCAGCCAAAGTGGCTAGTGTTTGGTCATACACATCAACATCCCAAAAAGCAATGTCCCAATTTGACACTGTTTTTGAAGCTGTTCTTAAATTTTTAACATTCAAAGTCTGTCCAGCCTTAATTGTCTCAATATTATATCCTCTTGAGGATGGTCCGTTATTGTCAATAATTTCAAATATTGAGCGGATTTCAGGGTCTTTTTTAGTGTCAATTTCTCTGTTTGCCATAATTGCAGCAGTTGCCACCACTGTCACACGCTGGTCCACAATCTTTTTTTCTCTTAGCCCATAAGTTGCAATTGATGCACTATTATTGTACTTTCGAAAAAGAGCTGGAACACCACCACCAACGACTAAAACTTGATTTACAATGTCCTCAATTCTCCTGTGTGTTCTGAGTTTCTCGACATCTAGTCCAAGAGTGAAAGTGTGGTCAGCAAAAACATTCTTTGATTGGAGATAAACAACATTATCAGCATCAACACGCCAAAACCAACCAACAGGACAGAGTTCAATAATTTTGTCAAAACATTCTTTGCCAGTGTTGGTGTTGAAAGTGTAAGAAACGACTGTGTTGGTATTTTGGACAGAACTGGCGGTGTAAGTGAGCGAAAGCCCTTGTGCTCTTAATTTATCAATCACATCTTTCAAAATAGCTGATGGGTCGTAAGAATTATATGTGATGGTTGTCACTCCAGAGCCATCTCTGAGAATAATATCTTGAAGTTTTGAGGCAAACCCAAACAAGGTTATTTTGACAGTTTCAGAAGCCTCGTTGATTGTTGGCTCATAACCGACAATAAATCCTGAATAAAAAAGCACTCCATTTGGACTATCGTTGTCCACAACATAAACCTCAACAGTATTATTAAGTTTTACATCAACATCCTCCCCAAAATCGTCAAATGGTCTGCCGAGCTGAATAATCAACTCTCCGGCACCACCGTTGATATTGGAGCGAAAGTCTGGAGAAGATAGAACCTCTTTTGTCCAAGTCTTGATATAAACACCATTGTCAAAAACCCTATAAATGTAATGTTTTAAGATTGATTTTAGTGTTGTGACTGTAATATCAGCCATAAGACACCCCCAAACTGTTGCTTGCAAATACTCTTATATAATATGTTTTACCTGCTTTAAGTTTAGTAATTTGCAAAGAGAATTGTCCTAATCCACCACCAACAACATATTTTGTGCCATTAATTGTCGGAGTGGGAGAAGTTGAGAGAACAAAACCCCTTTCGATAATTGCCGAGCCTCCAATATCTGTCACTTCACCAGTCACAATAACAGAATTTTTTGTAATTAAACTAGCAACACCATTGACCACAACTGGAGCGTTGGATGCAGATGTGGCTGTAATGGCAAAAGTTGGAGAAGCAACAATAGCCACAGCACCAGTCAAAGCGGTTGAGGGAATGGTTGTTGTGATTGTCTCTGTGGAAGTGATGTTATACGATGCTTGTGGATCAAGCGTAATAGTGACCACTGTGTTAGATGTTCGAACTACTCCAGCAACGCCTTGAAGAGCTTTGACAACCGCATCCCAACCTGTTCCCTCAGCTTGAGCCGAATCAATACCATTAATAATATTTTGTCTTTGAGCGTTAAATGTTGCCCCTACTGCAACCCAAGTATCATTGGTCAGAGTTAAAATTATAGTTTTTCCACCAGTAACAATATCAGCTTCAGTAATTGAGGCGGTTGCTGTGCCTGTGAGTGCAATTGATGCTAGATTTGACCTGATTGCCAATGAAACTCCTATACACGCACCTGCACCAGAAAAGTCTACATCTTTTCCCCCCGTAGCTCCAGCTGGTGTAATAACTTTATATGACACCCCCATTGGTTGATTAGCTGTGTTTTGTATTGTAGTGTAACCCGCAGGATTATTAGCCACCGTTACCACTCCATCATCTAATGCACCCATAACAATGTGAATAGCATTATCAGTTGCGGTGGTAATGCCTGTTACGGTAAAGGGGTCAGCAGTTGCATCACTTGAATTGGACGATACAAGAGCTGCATCAAAGATAGTGTCTGGGTTAGGATCTGAAATTGTGACCGCAACTATTGACCATCTCCCTGTGCCTCCTGATGTAAAGTTATATGTCGCTGGGTCGCCCGCTAGTATTCTCCGTGAAAATACAGAGACAGTATGTCCATAAGTTGGATTTGGTTGATAATCATTTAAATCCTCGGTGAAAGTGGCTGTTGAGGCTTGTATTTCTACTCCAATAATTCCACATTCTGATTGTGAGACAAAACTAATATCAACAGTAGTATCATTTGATAATTTATATTGTGTTATTAAGTTGAGGTTGTTCTCTACTGTATCTTTAGTTTGAGAAAGTTGTGTAAATCCAGTTCCCACAGTTATAGTATTTGTACCATTACCTATTGCCCCACATCCAAAAGTTATATTACTAGAAGCCCCAAAAGCACCAAGTGTTGCTGTTATTGAAGTTACCGCAACAGTGGGTGAGGAATTATTTGCTGCCTGTACAATGGGCGTTGTAGTATTGAATCCGTACGCTATTTCCTCAATTGACCAAACAGAGGTAACTTGTGTTTGACTTGCAAAGTCTACCACGACAGTAGTACTTCCGCTTACGGTTGCTATAGCATAAAAATAGGTTATTCTTCGTCTGCTTGAACTTGAGTCATCGTTCACAACAGTTCCACCAGACGGCGTAATAAAAGCTAAACCAGTACCCGTTGCAGTAGGTTGATTAGGGTTTGCCGTTATTTCTGTTTTGCTCGTTACAGACAACAGATAAAGTCTACCTGAAACAGTTGTAATTGAAGCAGTTGTTGCACTTGTGGCATCTGCCGTTTTTGAGCCTGATGTTAAATTTACTGGAGTTGCTATCGTAGAATTATTGTCTACCAATGTTGTCTGTCCGTTTGCATGAACAATACAAACCACCAAGTCGCCTGTAGTTGTACCTGTAGGGGCTGAGACTGAGATGGCTGTTCCTGATGTTGCAGAGTTGCTACTTGATGCTCTAACTGCGGTAAGCATTATAAATATCTAGGCTGATAAGAAAGCTGAATAGCCCCTCCAGAAAATCTTCTTCCAGAAGCCGTTAGTGTAAAGTTATTCGTTCCAACCTCAAATCTTGGGAAAGAACCAGAATTATTAATTACAGTTCCACCCTGCAGCGAAGAAAAATCGTCAAGATTAATAACAACAGAATTTTGATACTGCAAACCAGCACCACTTCCAAACCCTGAAATAGTCGTTGTTTGACCAGATTGAATATGGTACAAATCAAGCCTGTTTATCAGAGTATTTCCAGTGTTAGTCGGAGGAATATAGGTAATAATCGGTCTAGCAAAAAGTGTTCCTGAGATAGTTACTTGACCAGAAATGGTAACTATTCCTGACGGAACAGTGATTGTAACTGTTTGTAGAGCACCCAAAGCAAAAGGATCTGAACAGATAAAGCTAACTATATATTTGGCAGTTGATTGACTATAGTGTTCATCAGGAATTTGAATTGATTTGACTGTGGCTGAAAATGTCCTACCTGTTTCGATTTCCAAATCAGACTCTTCTGCGGTCAAAGCCTTTTTCATTCCATCAAGCAAAGACTGGAGCTCCAGTGCTGTACTTGCAATCACTCTTCCACTAACCTCAATTGTTTTTTCTCCAAACTCCGTTGCAAGCAGTTTAATTCCCTCTCTTCGATTGACATTGGCAGTAATAACCTCACGAGTTGGGAAACCCTTGAAAATTATCCTTTCGGATATAAAATTGTCGTCCTGCAAACTGAACGCATTGAAAGTTGGATTTGCCATTAGACAGACACCCCTCTCGAAGCAAGCTCGTTTTGCCTGTTGAGCTTGTCAATAACCATATCCGCAAATGATTGCATCCGAGAGTCAGAATCTAGCTGAAAGTTACCTGAAATATTAATACTTACAGCACCACCACTGCCACCAGAATTAACATCCACACCAGTTCTCGGCACAACCCTCTCTCCACCGTGTAGAATGGCAGGAACGGCTTGATTGACAGGACCAGAAATAAAACCTCCGTGTTGATAGGTACGACCCCCACCACTTTCGTTTGCTTTTTGTTTAAGCCATTCACCAAGTTTTGCAAGAGCACCGCCAATGGCATCCCTAACCCTGTCAAATGTTCCGGCTATACCATTATTTGCCGTTTCGAGATTTTTACCAGCTTCTTGAGCTTTTTTAGTAGCAGGAATGTAATCCTCATTGAATTGCTTAGTATTTGCATCAACTTGGTCCCAAACCGCCTTTGTAGCCGTTTCAACACCCTCATTAGCCCTTTTAAGATTAAGAGCTGCTTCTCTGACTTCCAGCGACTTCTCACCGTGTTTTTTGAGAGCATCAGTATAATTTATAGTTGCTCTTTCTACTCGCAAGTTTGCACCCTCTAAATCAATATTTTTTCCAACCAAAGCATCTTCAGAATCCTTGACCAAATCAATTTGAGCTTTAAGATTTCTTTGAGCGTTTTCATTCGCTTCTGTTGCATATTTTACATCTAAGTTTTTACTGACAAGTGTGTCCATACTTGGAAAAAGCAAAGCCAATACACTCTCAAAAAGAGTAGTATTGTCTTTTAGGGTCATAAATCTATCAGCCATCGTTGCCACTTCAAATCCTGCAATTCCAGCAGCCACTCCAACAGCCAAAATAGGCCAAGTCGCAGCAATCGTTGCAATGGCCAACGGAAGCATCATTGCAGTCAGAGCAGCTATTAGCCCTATAACAGCAGGAGTATTTCGCATAAATCCATCAAAAAACGCTGTCACTTCAGGTCTTATTTCTTGCAAAGCACCCAACAGCTTAGTTGCACCCTCTTTGAGATAGAAAAAAATACTTCCAGCTCTTATCTCTCCCTCTTTAGTAAATCCCAAAACAGACAGAGCAAATCTTGAAAATTCATCTCTAACATTAGACAGAGTTCCACCCAAAGTTTTGGATTGGCTATCCATATTGTTAAAAAACATTCCACCCTCCGAAGTCAAACCCTGCAAAGCCTTTTCAACATCCTTAAACGATGGAGCAATCCCGTTTTCCATATCCTCCTTTACTTGACCCGCTGTTTTTCCAGACTGCTTAGCTAGAGCATCCAAAAGCGGTATTCCGGCCTCCGTAAATTGACGAAGTTCTGCACCAGTCAATTTTGTTGCAGCCCTGACCTGACCAAAAGCCAAAGTTAAAGCATTAAATTTGTCTTTGTTTCCACTGGAAAGGTCACCAAGCATCCTAAAAGTCGGGATAATGCTTTCAGCAGCCAGTCCATAAGCCAATAATCTTTTTGAACCATCAACAACTTGAGGTAAATCAAATGGCGTTTTAACAGCAAAATCGCTTAATTCTTTAAGCAATTTACCTGCCCTTTCACCACTTCCCAAAAAAGTAACAAAAGAAGTCCGAGCCGATTCCATATCAATTCCAATTCCAACAACACTTTTAGAGACGAGTCCAAGAACACCAGTGATGATAGCTGAGCCCATAGTCAAATCTTTGACCGCAGAAGCAAAACTGCCTTTGAATTTGTTTACTTCTTTCGAGGCATTATCCTTTGCATTAATTACAATTTCGAGAGTTTTTGTTGAATCAGCCATTATTAGTTATTAACTCCATTATTACTCATTTTCGCCTTGTTTGCCTGTTGTATCATAAACAGCTTGATTTGCTCGATAAAAAAAGGCGGTTGAGCCTCATAAGTGTAATAGTTCCAATGGAATTTTTCGCAAATAATATATCTTAAAAAATCGTCTGAATAAACTCCCTCTCCTAAAATTATCGCCCTATGAGCAATATTTGCTATTTTTTTTTAGCCTCTTGGGTTAGTTCAGTGCCTCTGGTGAGTTCGTTGACTTTATCATAAACTGCCGTACCGTCTAAGTGGTGAAGATTGGCAATATAATCAAATGGGTTTTCTTTTATCTCTTCACCCTCTTTAGTAAAAATTTGCTTGACAAGGCTTTTAAGTGCAACATCTTCTCCCTCAGTCATAAACTCAGCAGTCGTTGAACTATCAACAATTCCACTACTGGAATCATAATGAATGTTTTTGAGAGCGACATTTTTAACCGCTCTAAGTTCAGCAGTGGTTAGATATTCGTACAACACAACCTTTGAACCTGACTTAGGTAAAATAATCTCTGTTGTTGATCTATCCATATTTTTTAAGCGTATAAGGAAGTTTTGCCGTTTCTGAGAGTAGCTTCAACAAACCCTGCTTGTGCACGGTCTAATTCAGCTCGGAAATTACAAGTAATGGCAAAGTAGTCATCAACACCTGTTTCCATATCGACATCCTCATAAGAAACCTTTTTGAAAACCAAATTCAATTGTTCTGTGAATCCCGCACCAAGACCTGCACCAGTTAGTCCAACAATGACTGTCTGCTTTTGTAGAGTCAGATAATTGACCCTCTCAGTGATACTTTCAAAATACATTGTGAACGAACCTGTGACCTCAAGAGAACCAAGAAGCACGGTATCCGGAGAACTAGAGCCTGATTTGTAGGCAAGCTCAACTGCATTACTGACTTGACATTTGAAATTAGTGACTTTAGTTGGAGTTGCAACTGTAGCAAGCGGGACTGTTGCTCCAAGTCTGACATTCATATCTTTCCAAGTGTAGAGAGTTCCAGACGGAGTTGTTAGTGTGGGAGCTGTGGTTACAGTCGGGAGTTTGGACATAAACGAAGCATTAATAGTTGCAATTCCGTCATTTGTGACCTCAATCTCTAGCTGGTCTATTGCTGAAAAAGTATAGAGTTCAGTATCGACACCTTGATTGTTCCAGAGTGTTGCAGTTATAGGTAGGTTTCCCGATACAGTTGGAGTGAACAAGTGGTCATTGATATTTGGACTGGCATTTTTGACTGTATTTGATTCAAGACCAAGAGCCATTTTCAGGAGATAACCGCAGTTATTGGAATCTAAGTACATCTGAACTGAACCCTCTCCCCATTGTTTGCCTAATACAGCACCACCGTCTTTGATACGAGAAGTACGAACAGCATTGTCCATAATTGGTTCGTGATGCCCTCGAAGTGAATTTTCGTTAAAAGGAATAAATATATCAGGCGTGCCCTCAGCCACTCCTTGCGAAGCTTCAATTGCTAATCCCAAATATCCCAGTCTACCTATGAGTTCTGCCATTTAATTATTTGTTTCTTAGTTTAGTTATATCATTAAGCGAGCGATGGTACAACATTGAAGCACTCAAGGTCAATTTCGGCAACTCTTGTGTCTCCAATCTCCCTATCAACATAAACAAAAGTACCAGAGACAGGCTTGACCCACTTAACCATTCCATCAAGTGTAGTGTTATTATCAAAATTGGTTAGAATCTCGTCACAAATCTCTCTCAAAAGCCTTTCAGCCATTAGATTGCCGACCTTTGTGCGTTCTTGGTAAACCCTAATCGTAAAAGTATAAGTTCTTTCGTTGCGGATTGTGTCACCGAACTTACCCTCAAAATTACTCAAGCTTACCGAAGCGAATGGATACTTGCCGTCTGTCGGCTTGTCGGGTTCATAAGCATAAACATCGTGAAGTCCAGTGATGTTAGATAATTCAGATGCTATTTTAGCGGATATATCAACAATATCAGTCATTTTAATCTCCCATTGCTCTTACTAATTTAAGATTAGCATTATCAAACTGTTTTAGCACAAAATCAACATCTTTCTTGAATACAGGCTCAACAAATGGCTGTGCTTTTGTTCCCTCTCTAGATATTTTCAGAGCAATCACAAATCCCAAGCCAGAAATTCCAAGCTTAGTCTGTGCCCATCTCTCAAGTGCTGCTACAGGCGGGAAATGAGGCATTGTTCCGCCCTCAACATACAATCCATATCTTTCACCCACTCCAACTCTTCCCTCGTCAAATGATGCCTTTAATACCTGCACAGAACGCCTAAGCTGTCCAGTATTAGAAATACCCTTTGAAGTGATGGTGTTTTGAACATCAGTTTTAATTTTATTGGTTGAAATGACCATAGCTCTTCCAAACTCAGTCCTTGCCATTCCAGCAAACTTGCCAAAACTCCGCTCCAGCTCGTCAAGACCTTTTATTTGAATGTTGAAATACATTAAGCATCTCCTTTGAAAAGAACTAGCTCCAAATGAGGAATGGGTAAATAGTCCCAATTACTTCGACCTTTAACAATATAAATTTCACTATTAGACAAGTCAGTTATCCTATCCCCAATCAATATTCCTGAGACAGAGACAAATGCCTGAAAGGTCAGACCATAAGCACCGTTTGAAACGGCTGTCAGTTCTGCTGTGGCGGGTTGGATGTTGATTTGAATACTTTCATAATTACCGACCTGAGTGTATTTTTCTTTGTCAGTATCATTAGTAGTTGGACTTAATCTTTGGACCGAGGCTTTTCTTTCAAAAAACATAATTATCCAATTCTCTTATATGGAGCAAGAAGTCTCACGGCATCTTGAATAAACTTTGACCCATATCTTGCATTACCAAAACTCATTGAGATTGAACCCTGTGAGAATGATGTTGCACCAAGAGGATTATTAGCTTGGGATATAATATCCCGCATAAAAAGAACAGTTGCCTGTTTAATCGTAGCTGGAAGCTGATCTGGTTGCCATCCCGCTGTATAGCTTAACTTAATATAAAAATCAGAATATCTTAACGAAAGAAAATCTGTCAAAACCAGAGTTCCGCTTGAACCGTTAAATTCATAATAAGGATAGACGATTGACCTTGACCTAAAATCAATGTTGTATTTTTTTACACCAGTACTGGTCAGCAAGGTTAAAGCTATAGTTTCAGACCCTTTGAAGATATTTATTGCACTAACCGACACAATTGGAACTTTGGCGGGTTTAATATACAAATCGCCATTAGACTTAACAATCCCTTTTTTTACCTCATCAACAATGACCTCAACAATAGGTGTGTATTCGAGATAATCAGACACTCGTCTTGAGGCTTGAGCAATCATTCCAGAAATTGTCGGTGCAGTATATCCAGTCGTAACGACCTCTGGTGCATAACTAGCAAAGTCAGCAGGAGTAATCAAATTGTAATCCATAACTTAATCTTATCAGTTTTGAAGTCTCTGTACTTGCCTCGTTTAACAGAGAACGACGAGGCAAGCTTCAAAACCTTTAGCCTATTGCTAGACCTCCGATTTTCATTTGGAACGGCTCATAAATAACTTCCAAGACACGAGATTCGAGAACGAATTTTATCTGTGAAAAATTACTTGAAGCAACATCCACTCGACTCATTGGAATGAGTTCTTCCAGCTGAATACAATTTTCACCAGCAGAAGTTCTTTCCTGAAGTAAGTAAGCGTCTCCGCCCACATATCGTGATACTTCAAGGTCAATAACACTCCCAGTAACCGAGTTTATAACTTCAGTCACTCTTGCACCTGCAGTAACGCCTGTGCTGTTAGCGATTGCGATTCTTTGAATAGAACCAGACCATTCGAGATTGTCTGATATTGCACGACCTTGACGAGCATTGTGAACAAGCACTGTCGGATTTCCACCAGCCAAGTAAGCTGTGTTACAGAAAGCACTAATTCCAGATGCAGTTAGAAGTGAAGCGTTACCTGAATTAGTAACGATTTGTTTACCAAGCCCATCAAATTGAAGAGCTGAAGTATCAACATCACCACCAATAATAAGTTCCTCTTCACCCAACATTACCTCGACAGCTTTGACACGCTCTCTTGCTGAAAGCATATTTTCACCGTTTATTCGAGGATCACCACTTGCACCCATACCGTTTGCAGTCGCAGCAATTGCCAAACCACCAACCTCAACTTTTCTTCCAAGAAGCTTGAAAGGGAAAGAAACGGTTGTATAGGTTTGAGTAGTTTCGTTAGGAGCACCAGCATCCGCAAAAGCGATTGTCGTGTTAGTTCCAACACCACCAGCACCAGTATTAGAGTGAAGCCTAGAAGTAAGCTTCTTAAACACTGCTGCCTGTCCATAACCTTGAACAACAGAAAGCCTGTTGCGAAGCGGAGAATCAATTGGCACAACCAATTTAATATCTTCAGTTATGTTTTGAGGTGCGAAAACTGAACGAGACGGAGGTGAAAAAGGCTGTGTAGCAAGAAGCTCAGCAGCTTTCATCAAAGACTGTCTTGTTTCGTCATCGAAACTATCAATTACATCGAATTTATTATCCATTTTTTGTTCACCTCCTTTAATTTAAGATTTTTTTAACTGTTTCCAGTTATTTTGTCCTTTTGGGACAATAGAATTGAAACCTCAGAGCTATATATCTTCGAGAAATTCGAAGCTCCTAGTTTCGAGTGTTCGCCATCTAGCTCTTCCAGTCTTTTGTTGATTAGGTCAAGCTCAGACGATTCTTTGATTTCTGCAACTTCAGCATTAGTTTTGTGCACGGCTACTGTTTTTGACTTTATTTCAGCAGGAGTACTTTCAACTTTTTTCAATCTTTCATCAATTGCTTCTAAAACACCAGCAACTTTCTCGAAAGATTCTACCAAGCCACTAATCTTTTTTGACAAATTCATTTTCTCGGCTACTTCAGGCTCAACCTTAGTTCCAAGAATTTTGGTCAATTTGTCTGTAATTGTGGAAATTTTAGTCATTTCAACATCTTCGGAGGTTTCTTTTTCCTCAGTTACCTCTTCAGTTGTTTCCTCGACTTCTTCCTCAATTACTTCTTCAGTTTCAGTTGTCTCAGCTTCAGCGGGTGTAACCTGCTCTTCTTCTTTGACATCCTCAACCTTTTTTAGTTTCTTGTCTTTCATTAATGCAATCACCCCCAATCGCAAGGCATCAGCGAGCACATTGTCGGATAAATCCATCTTTTCCAAGACAGCAATCTTATCCTTAGTATTCAAAACATTGGCAGACATTTGCACTTCTTCTCCACTAGCTTCTTCAACAACCAATTGTTTAATAAGCTCAAGAATCTTAGCTAGTTTTTTAGTTGGCTTACCTAAATATTCACAATAATTCATCATTTCCTTGACCTGAATCATCAAATTAGCCATTGAATAAGCAGTTTCAGCATCTTTGCTTATTTTTCCAGCTTTCCAGAGTTCAACAACAGCCTTTTTGTTAGCAGGAACATCAACCAAAGAGATTTCAACCAATTCAAGACTCTCAATGACATTGCCAACTCTTTTTATGACATTGCCACCAATTGAAAAAGCCGTATAAACACCCTCTTTGACTAGCTTCCAAGTATCGTCAGCAACAACCTTTGCTCCAACATATAGTCCTTTTTGTTCACCATTCTTAATTGTTGCCTCAATTGTTTTGCCTGCTGCTTTAGCTTGGTGCATTTCCCTTAGAGTAGGGAATTTCATATATTCTGGAAGTGCTTTCTCAATAGCGGACAGTTTGATTATCTCTCCATCAGAATCAAGATCAGGGGTGGAAGCCCATCCATAGACCATTCGTTCATCCTCATCAATCTTAGTTATTTTTGCAAACCGTTCAAAGTGTTTCATATTTTTTGCATAAAAAAGACCGCCACCATAAAAAATGGTTAGCAGTCATTAGACGCTCTTCTCTTCTTATATAACTATTTTACAGGGGTTTTGTCAATATTCTCTGAAACAAGGGTTTCAAAGTCAGCAATTAAATCATTAATATCCACCAACTGAGCTTCAAGGGTTTTCTTGTCTGCCTTTAATTGATCAACATTGATTTGAGTGGCTTTGGTGTTCAAAAACTTTCTGCTTCTCAGGAAAACGGACAATAACATTTCTTACCCTTTGCTCTCTTGTTGGAGTTTTTTTCGGCAGATTATCAATGTCAGGTTTTAACATCAAAGCTTCACCCTCTTTTTTAATCAAATCAATTTCTTCGTTCATAATTATATTCTAATTGCCAAGCCAAATATTTGCAGGAGCTTGCCATTCTGGAGGGATAACTTGCTCGATAAAACAACGACAAGATGGATGGGCTGGAGGCCCATTGTAACTATTATTGAATAACTGCCCAATCTTAACTTGTTTTCCCTCTAAATCAAGGCATATTGCGTCCACACGGTCATCTCTTGAGGTTCTCCAAATTATCTCCTGAATTCCATACCCCTTAGAGGCTTCTAGTTCGACTGTGGTCATCGCTTTGGCTGTCTCCGTTAAAACTATCCTTTCAGCCCTGATTTTAGAGAATCCACCGTCATCAACAAGAGAGTTAGAGATTTGGAACGGATTAAGACCATTGGCCTTCCCCTCTCTAATCTTGTTTGCTATCCATTCTTTTGTTGTGTTGTCAACTGATGAGATGGTTAAATTAGCCGATTGGTCAAAATACTCCAAAAATCGTGGGTTAGTCAGTCCAAATATCGAATTTATCTCCAACTTATCAAGAGCAGCCTGTCCACCTTGTTCTCCTGCCCAATAGAGAAAAATATTTAGCCCCAGCTTCTTGTTCAATTCATATTTCGACACCCAAGCACCAACCTGAGCCAATAACTCAACGCTTGCAACCTTAGAGAGTGTATAAAGCATTTCAATGTCTGAGGCAACAAATTCAATCTGTTTTTTAAGTTCAGAATTAACCTTTGTCTCAAAAGACTTATATGTCTCCGATTGTTCGGCATTATGTATAGCGGTATTAATGCCCTTTGAATAAGCATTTTTGAAGATGCGAAGCCTAGTTGTCCAATTGTCTGTCATTTTGAGCTTGTTTCTGTTTTTCTGCGTACTCTAAAAGAGAAAACGAAGCTCGTAATTCAGGGTCAATAAATTGGTCAAACAACAACTTCGCTTGAAGCCTGTCGTGAACTTTGACCAGTGCCAAGCTAATAGCCTTGTGAATCTCTTCATCTATATAGTCTGATGGAAACCTTGTCCTAACCTCTCTACCAAATTTAATATCTGCTAAGACTGCCTTTCTCCACTTTCGCAAGTCATCAATCTCATAATTCTTAGCTTTTGGTTTCTCCTTTGGTTTCTCAGCAGGTTTTTCTTTCGGCTTTTTAGGCTGAACCTCTGTTGGTTGGTTCTTGGCTTGAAGTGCCATATCTTGTCTCTCTTGGAATTTACCAGCAACAACATCATCGACCATAACAATCTGATTGCCTGTTCTGATGTAGGGATTAAGACCAAGAGGCTCTCTGCCGTGTTCCATCCTATATTCATCAACAGACAACGCTCCCATTGCAATCTCTTTCTCTGCGACTTCAATCTCTTCTTTGCGATTTACAGGACTGATATTTACCCACTGGAACTGGAGCTCAACAAAACCTAATTCTGTTTGAATTATCTCGTCAAATATCTGTTTGAGGAAGTTAGCAAGGGGAATCAATCCTTTTTCTTTGCCAATTTGATTCTGTGATTCACCTGTTGCCTTGTTTACATCCATTGTCAGTCCTATGTCTTGAGGCTGAACTTCGAACATTGCACAAGTTAGCATTGCCAACCACAATTCAAACTTCTCAAAACTCATATCTTCAGGCTTCTTAGTCTGAATATACTCAGAACCAGCAGGAAGAATCTTTAATCTGTGAATCATTCGCCTGTCTCCTGATAAAATAGCATCAAACCAATCCTGCCACTCTTCAACTTGGTCTTTAGTTGTGGCAGCGGACTCAGGAAGAGTCAAAAATCCCTCCGGAACATTGTTTTCTCTGAAGTAATCAAGATTGTATAAATCTCCTCTTAAAGCTGATTCAACTTGAATAATTAACGACTCAAGAGGGGATAAACCATAAGGAGTGTATGAGCGGGAGTTCATTGACTCATAAATCATCTCGTCTGTGGTAAACCTTGCCAACACCTGCCCATCAATTATCTGCTCGTAAGCGGGCTCAGGAGGCTCTGGAATACCACCGAACTCAGTAACCCTTAGAACGAGAGTTGCAGGATCTACAGGGACAAGGTTCATAAAATTCCCACCTCTGGTCTTTCTCATCTCAAAAGAAACAGCATCAATTGTCAAAATATCATTGACCATTGTTGTAAGCATCTCGGAAAATTTGCTCTTATGTCCGACAGGTTGTTTGAATAATTCTTTGACTAATTTAATCTGTGATTCGTAACCCTTTTCGTCTTTTTTATCATCAACAGTTGTAATGTCCCACTCTAATTGAGTCACTTGTCGGACTCTGCTATTTATACAAGCTCTAGCAATAGGATAAACCTCCGACAATCTCCTCATATATGCAAAAGGAATTGACGCACCAACTTTCCAATCAGGATTGGTTTGAGCATTAACCCTAGCCACACCTCTAAACCTGCGAGCTTCATTACTTCGCATCACTTGGACCTTGCTCAATTCATCTTGAACCAGAACAGGGATTTCAGCCTTTAGACTAACAGACTCTTTGACTTGCTCCTGCAAATACTCAAGCTGTGTCTTATCAACCAACTCTGAATTGTTTTCCGTCTGAAACTGCCTCAACAATCCGTTGAATATTTGGGTTTTGTATAAGCGTTTCCGCAGTGGTTTCGGTAGATTCATTTTTTATTGACTTATAGTAGTCGGCAACGCCATCTCTTCTGACAAGGCTTGCTGCCATTTCCAAAGCATCAGGCCCATCATCGTGAGCAGCAGATGGAAAATTAACAAGCTGTTCAATAAGTTTTTGTTGCTCTCTTCTAAATTTAATCGTACCATTTTTAATATCAGGTTGCAGAGATTGGATTCGAAGAATTTTATCTGAATGAGAACGCTTACCGACAATAGGGATATTTAACCTTTCTCCATCATTTATCCACAAGTCATTCATTTTGTTTACTAGTGTGTCTTTGAAGTATTCTTGGAACTGATTGGTTTCCACAACAAACTGCTGATATTTATACTGCCTGTGTTTATTAATAACATCGGCAGCAATAACATCAGGGTGTCTCTTGGATATGTCAGCATCAAGGACATAAATCTGCAAGTTAGTGTCTATCCCCAGTGTAATAATGGCTGAATAGTCACCACCCGCCTTGCCCATTGATGGATCAAGAGCACCAACAACCCTCAAATCCTTGCCCTTAATCATCTCATCATCAAAATACTGTATCCATTCAGGGAAAAATCTCCTATCCTCATCAGACAGTGGCTCATTCTGTTTCTCAGAAGAAAAGGCTGCTGGACCGTCAGCAATCCTCTGTACCATTAAAGCGTAATAGCTCTCTTTTTCTTCCCACAAGACTTTTGTTCCTGCTAACATCTCAGGCTGGTTGTTTCTGAAGAAATTATAGGCATCCATCATTCTTTTGGGATTATCCAAGTCGGTGATTATTCTTTCCCAATCTACCCAGAGAGGACAGGCGGACCATTGAATGACGGCCTGATATTTTTTAGATTTGAATGTTGGATTTACAAGTAACTTCGAGAGCAACGAATCATAGTGCAGAATCGTGCCAATAATAATTTTATCCGTTCTCTCATCACCCGCTTTAGACAAGGCTTTATAATACCAAAGCTCTAATTTCTTTCTCTGGTCGGCTGATTGGATGTTCTCATCATTTTCCAAGTCATCAGCAATGATTAAATCTGGCCTCCATTGCTTAAATCTTCTTCCTCGAATCCTCTTACCAGCTCCAAGAGCCTGAATCCTGACATCACCATCTCTAAGAACAAGATCGTGAGAAGTCCATACAATCCCCTCTAAGTCACCAAAATCGTCAATTAATAAATCATTATCCTCAAACTCTGTTTTTATGTTAGCTAGAAAGTCGGTTGCTTGATCCGTAGTGTCGGAGACAATTACGATGTAATGCTTCTTTTTATAAACAGCAGCCCAAATTGGAAGAGCAAAAGAAACAATAGTTGATTTAGCATTACCACGAGGAGCAGCGTTGGCAATATTATCCATCTCTTTATTTTCAATGGCTTCCTCAATCTCCCCAAACATCTGCTTGTGCATTATTGACGGAGCAGCATAAAAATACTGAGGAAAATATGTGTAACAAAAAAGCCTGAAATTGTTTTTACAAGCCCTAGTTCTTAGTCTGCTCAGTCGTTCCCACTCTAATGCCTGTGCGGGAGTCAATTCCAAATCTGGCAAGCTCCTTGGAGAATTCTTCATCAGAAAGGTCTGTTTTTTTATTGTCTTTTACATCAATTTGAGATTTGCGAATGACAACAACACCTGCCCTGTCATTTATATCTTGGATAGTTCTAAGAGCAGTAGCAAAATCACCTTTCTTCATTGCTAATTTGACAATATCTCTGACCACCTTGTCAGCCCAATTTGCCATTTGCTTATATCGTGCTCTGACTTTCTCTTCTGCAAATTCCTCTTCTTTGTTGGAATACTCGTGATAAGCAATATATAGTGAGCCACTTGTTGAGAACCTAACCCGCATATTTGCTGCTGTGTATGTTTTGTTAAATTCACGATTAATAGTATTGGCAACCTCTTGATAAGTCTTGCCCATATACCTGAGCTGAATCATTCTGAGTTGTTCTTGATTTATGACTGACATAATGTATAAATTTGTTCAAAGATAACTATTTCCTCCCCTCTTTTTCTTACTTGTGGTGTTTTAGGCTCAATTAATGAGAATCTTCTTTTTAAGAAGAGAGCAAGGGAGAGCTACTCTTTTTATTATAGACCTTGTTCTCTTAGCAATCTAGTTGTTTGAGTGTTAATTACTTTTTTTCTTCAACAAACCAATCTCTAAACTTATCAGTTGCTAGAGGACCACCGTGACACTTCTTGAACTTTAATTTAGAACCACAAGGACAAGGGTCGTTTCTGTTAGTTGTATCAATCAGAGTTCCTTTTTTTCTTTCTTCCTCTAGTTCATTAAATGTCCTTAAGAATAAGTCATTCCACTGTTTAACCACATTGGTCCAATCAAGATTTTGTACCCACTCATAAGCTCTGTCGGTTATTTTTTTCACCTCATCAGGATTAGAGTAAGCCCAGAACATTTTATTGACCATATCACTAACATTGGTCAGCGGTCTTATTCTTTCGTTATCGGTAAATCCAAGACAGGTCCACTCAGATGAAGTTGTTCCTGCTCTTGCCGGAATTCCTCTCAGTGATTGTTTTTCTAATGGAAGAGTCGGGTCATAATTGCTAAAAATATCTATCATTGAGGTGATGTAAGGAGCAGCAATTGGAGTCTTGGTTGCCATTGCTTCTGTGTTTATAAACCCCCAACCCTCACCAAGAGTGGTGGTTATACACAAGTCAGCAGCGTTATAAATCATATTGACTATATCAACAGCAAAACCTATCCCTGCGTCAAACTCTTTTGGAACAGAATAATCTTCTCCTAAAATTAAGCCAAAATTTCTTGCCAACTCGTGAATTGATCCACCCAAGTCATCATCTTTGCAGTGTAGATATAAAAAGGAGTTGGGAACAAGAGCCTTGAAGTCAGCAAAAACTTTTAATGTCCTTGCTAAGTCCTTTCTCGGTTGGTTTCGGGATATGTTTACGACAAGATATGTATCGTCTTTGACGATTCCGTTAAAATAGTTTTTTCTGAATTTTGTTATTTCGCTTTTAGATAGAGGCTTAAAGACATTTGTATCAACACCGTGAGGAATTGCTTTGAGTCTATCTTTGAGGTTTGGAACTTTCATTGTTACTTTTTGAGGACTGCCGTTAGTATCAAGCTTCATTTGGAATGTCACATCAAACTCTTTGCGGTCAAATTTAAGCATTTCTTTTTTTCCATAATCACAATACGCAACAGGAACATCAGCAAGAGCAATTGACTTTGTAACCCAATTTTCTTTCAAATCAGAATCGACAGGGAAATAACCTATCCATTTGAACCAGTTTTCTTTTGGAAGTGTTCGCACGAACATCTCTCTGCGTGTTTTTATATGGACAGCGAGTGGGAAACTAACACCAGCACCCTCGATGATAAAAGGGTCTTGAATGGTAAAAATAATATCCCAAGAGGGAATCAAATTGTTTTTAACTTCAACACCATTTATGGCATCAAGCAATCTACCTCTGCCATACATATCAGCGTAATTAGCAGGACAGGCGGGATAGATGTTGTAAGGGAATTTTTCTCTGTCGTAGTAGTCACCGTTGTAATTGATTCCAATAACATCAATCTCATATAGACCAGTCTTTGCCAAACCATTAAGAATGTTGCGAGAAACTTGTGCAAACCCTGTTGCAGATGTTGGAGCATCACACAATGCTAGTACTCTAATTTTTCTATTCATTAGTTTTTAACCTCACTTATTAATTGAATTGGTTTTTTTATGTCTGTTTTGAAAACAATGTTCTTAAAATGGTCACGCTCAATTTGTTTCCTTTTTGCCTCAGAAAATTTGTTCCAGTTGGGAATTTTGTTCTCAAACAGTTTATCTTTAGGAACAACGATTCCAGCAAAATCAATCAACATACTAATCCCAGTGTCAATAAAAATTGCATCAGTTGGCAAGGAGAAAATCCAATCCCAAAGTTGTAATTTGTATTTGTCAGGCAAGTTTCCAATTCCGTGTTCTCCCCAAAAATTACAAACTGGAGTCAAAGAAACAACATAATCTTCAGGGAAATGAATACCGCAATTTTTGCAACCTATTTTCACCACATTCTCCAGTTCTTTTCTGCGTTTCCAAATGGTTGGATGTTTCCCTGTCCATCCATCACTTCAGGATGGTCGAATCCCCATTTTTCTAAATAATAATTTTGGTTATTCCTGTGACTGACGGATATTTCTACTCTTAATTTTGTATTTTGAGCTATTGTTTGACTAGCATAGTGAAAAAAAGGAGCGGTTGAAAGCCTCTTAAAGTGGATATATTCAGGTTTAATATTTTGGTCGTTATACTGTTCAGCCCAAACCCTAGCTCTCTGACATCTTGCGTGAAAATCTTGGTCCTCACAATATGCACCGTGAAAATTCTCATCAAACCAGCCAATAACCTCAATAGTCTTTCGAGTGATGAGGAAACAAGAAAAATCAGGACCCTCAGCTCTCCAATCAGTTATTTTATTGCAATCGTAATCAGTAAAAGGTTCGGGCAGTTCCATCATCAACATTGTTTCTTTGCTCATTCGGTCTTTAATATTGTCAGCCGTGACCATTAAATAGTTTGTTTTGTCAATAAAAGCCATTAAGTGTGGAAGGGTTTTAGGGTGCAAAACAACATCATTATTAAGCACTCCGACATACTGACACTCTTCATCCTCAAAAGCCCTTTTAATACCCCAATTCCAGCTCTCAGCAACACCTTTTCTGTCGTTGTTGCGGATATAAATCAAATTCTTGCCATCTCCAATGTCTTTTCCGTCATTGTCTTTTCCCCATTGCTGAGTTCCATCATCAGAAGCATTATCAATCAAAATGACCGTACAAGGGGTCTTAATTGAATTTATAGCCTCAACGGTCATCTCAAAGCAGTTAATGACAGGAATTACAATATATAGCCGTGATTGATTATTTTGTGCCATATAATTTCATTTAGTTGTCTCCATTTGGATATTAAAATCCGCAAATCCAAGCTTGTTTGTATTTTCAATCCCAATATGATGAGCCAAAACATTTTGCGAAAGTTCATTGGTTTCAGAAAATCCGTTCTCTTTTAAGACTTTTGACAGTTCTTCAAAATTATAAATCCATTTGTGAAAGTCACCAACATACCCATTGTAAGGACCCATAACATTGACCGCACAAATAAACCAATCAGCCCAAGGACCATCTCTGTCCACAATATGCCTAGCTATTTTTGTCATATCCGGACAAGCAATGAAAAGTTTTCCGCCAGCTCTTAATATACGACTAAATTCTTTCAAAACATCGTCTTTTTCGTGCAATCCTAGATGTTCAACACAGTGCCAAAAAACAATATAATCCACAGAGTTATCCACAATATCCTCAAATGGTTTGGTAAAATCCCTATGCTTTTCAAGACTCCAACTGCGTGAACTTTCTGTTTCCGCTCCGTCTGAATTTTCCCAGTCTATATCAAAAGAATTGTCGAGGTGAACTGGACCAGCACCAATATGAAGCCCTTTTTTCATAGCAAGTCCTTTCTGATAAAAATCACATCATTGTGAGGTTCAATTGGGGAGTCTTGAATGAAGTTGAAAGTTTTCAAATAATCAATCACGGTTTGAGCATCAGGACCATCAATATATGTCGGCTCACCAGAAAGTTCTATGTTTAAGAAATCAAATTTTTTAATCTTGTTGCCCATTCCTTGTAAGACCCTCAGCTCCATTCCCTCAACATCCAAAACTAAACAATTAAAGTCTGCAATATTGAACTCCTTGTGAGTTTTCATAAATTTTTCAAATGTCATAACCATACAGGATTTATCTCCTATAAACTCAATCTCTTTGAATGTTTCTCTATATTCGGGAGTTAATTCAAGAAAAGTCGAACTTTGTCCATCCCCATTAGCTAAATGTAAATCCATATAACCGTTAAAGTCGCCTAGTGCAAAATTATAAATTCCAGCTTTTCCACTCATAAAAGCCTCAGTGTCTCCATATTTTTTGAGCACCTTTTCAACTGCCCAACCAAGTGGCTCAAACCCTACAATGTTTTCAATGCCCATTTGCATATAAAAAGGGAGCTCGTACCAATAGTTTGTCCCAATGTGAACCACACCACAAATGTCAAACCCTTTCTTTGTAAAGTGGTTTATTTTAACTTTCTCTTGTGCTTCAGCAAATGTATATAAATTTTTATTCATTTTATTTTCTTAAAAACTTGTAATTTGTTGCCGTACAAAGCTATATTTTCCCACTTGTCGTCAATATATTCATCTACCGCTTTTTTGACTCCTTCTAGCCCAGCGTGTCCATAGTCATCAAAACAAGCATACCCACCCTTTTTAATTCTTGGAAGCCAAGTTTTACAATCAGCCGTCACTCCAGCATAAGAATGGTCACCGTCAATGTGAATTAAATTGAATGTTTTACCTCTTAGAATTTCTCCAGCATCAGCAGAATCTACAGACAAGAGAGTGAATTTCCAATTGTATTTTTTAACCTGTGAAAGAATATGAGAATGGGCCTCTTCTCCATTAGCTTCACCCCAGTTATCTACCGCAGTTAAATCAAAACTCTTATCCTTTGCAACCTCAGCAAAAACGGTTGTGCTTCTGCCAAACTGAACACCAATTTCAAGAACAGTTGAGCGGTCTTGCAAACTAGACAATAAATTAAATAGTCCCTCGACCTCACCATAATTAAAAGCCGTTTCGTGACTTGATTCTTCTACTTTTTCCCAAATATCAGTTAAATTAATCATTTTATTTTATTTGTGCTCTACTGTATTTCATATTAAAATTTGTTTATGCTTGTGTTGTCTAAGGTCTTAAAAATCCACCGCTCAGTCATTTTCTTCATATCAGTTGCATCAACATCAAAGTGGAAAAGAACATTTTCTTGATCCATTTTTTGAGCTTTCCAAAGAGCACCGTTTGAAATGGTTTCACTTTCCCCCCACAAAAACATAAAATCTAATTTGAAAGGAAGCTGGTTCTCAATCATTTCTTTGTTATCAATCAGAACATTTTGCCTGCTGTACTCCTTATCTCTCAGAGATGCTATTATCCCGACCCTGTGTCCCTCTTTTTGCAACAAGGGAACAATCAGGTCAAAAAAGGGATTATAATTTTGGTAACTTATCCAATCGAAGCTTATAGTAATTGTGTTGCCCTCCTTGTTTTCCAACCTTTATTTACCCAATTATCATATTTTTGATGGTGCTTTCTGCATAATTCTTGCCAATCTTCTAAATCTCTTTTATATTTTCCACTAACATTCGACCATTGAACATTTTCAAAAGTTCCACAATTTATACATTTTGAGGCTTTTCCAAGTTTCCTATATATCCAATTGTGTAATGCATAATACCCCACATTATTACCTTTCCACTTAAAATGTTTTTCATCTGAAAATTGTCCCTTTTTGAAATGGGTTTTTCCACTATTTAATTGCAAATGACCCTTTATAAATCTTCCTTTATCGTCTCTCAAAGAAATTGTCATAGTATTTTCACTCCCTCAACTTCCTTGAATGTTTCGCTTCCAGTGGCTTGGTCACCATAAGTGTTGGTCTTGCCAGTCGCAATAACAACCTCTGGCTCAATCGAACCCACCAAGAAGCCGTCTTTGATGATTCTTTGACAAAACGCCCAGTCCTCACTTCCCATTATTTTTTGGTCTTGAGTGCCCTGATTCTCGTCAAATGGTCCATATTTTATCCAAGTGTCCCAAGTCATCAACTGAGAATAGCCCGACACGGCATCCTTTTCGCCAATTTTATAATTTTCACCGATATAAAGAATCTTTGATGTTTGCAAATATGGATGACAACTACCACCCAGAAGTTTCACTTCTTCTGAACATTGTTTGAAAGCCTTGACAAGCTTCTCAAGCCAGCCGTCAGTGAAAAATACATCATTGTCCGAGTGATAAAGATATTCAGACCTCTCGTTTGGTTTTATAACCTGATTACAGATAATGTTTCTTGAAGCAGCAGGACCAATATTTTTTTCATTTTCAATTAATACAAATGGATACAAGGCTTTGAGTTTTATTAACAAATCGGAGGTCTGTTGGTCGGACTTGTCATTGACCATATAAAGATTAAACAATTCAGGAGCAGTGTTTTCAAACAGAGAATCAAGCGTTTGTTTGGTGTGCTCTGGTCGGTTAAAAACAGGGATTACCACATCAGTTAGCTTTTTCATTTAATGCCTCCTTTGCCCATATTGCGGTTCTTTTAACTATTGTTTCCAAATCCACAAGAGGGTCAAATCCCAAATCTGTTTTAGCTTTGGTTATATCTGGACATCTGCGGTTGGCTTGGTCTTGTGGGTATTCTTGCGGGACAGGAACTGTCTGAATTTCGACATCAGCAACCTCTTTTTTGACCATATTTGCCAGCTCCAATATTGTGACCTCCTGTTTATCTCTGCCAATATTGTAAACATCTCCATCTCTGCCATTCAAAAGGACTTTGAAAAACCCAATCATTGCATCGGTAATGTAAGTGAAAGTCCTTGTTTGAGTTGCTGGTGTGTGAACAGTGATTGGTTTGCCTTGCAAGGCTAAAAATATAAACTTAGGAACAACCCTGTCATCATTGATTCTCATTCCGGCACCGCTGACATTGAAAGGTCTGACTGATTTGACTGAAATCTTATGGATTTTGTGATAAGCGACACACATTGCCTCTCCCATTCTCTTGCTCTCGTCATAGCACGAACGAGGGCCAGTACAGGAAACATTCCCGTTATATGATTCTTTAATTGGCACTTCATCCTCGTGCGGATTGCCATAAATCTCGCTTGATGAAAAGTTTAAGAAACTCTCCACTTTATTGTCGATTGAAAACTTTAATAAATTATTTAACCCCAGCACCATTCCTTCAATTGTTTCAATGGGGAATTGTCGATAAAAAATAGGGGAGGCAATCCCAGCAGCGTGAATAATAAAATCAACCGTTCCCTGAAGAGGAAATTTGGCAATGTCCCCTTTCCACAGAACAAGATTGTTGTCACTCAAACCAACAATGGAATTAGGCTTGTCGGCAGCAATAAAAGAATCAATACCCCAAACCTTGACAGGTTTGTCCAAATAGTTCTTGTTTAGCTCAGCAAACACCGCCATAAACCAACTGCCTAAAAATCCAGAACAACCCGAAATAATTACTTCTTTATCATCAAACCGCTTCCAGTCAATTGCTTTAATAATTGTCTTAATATCTTCCTGAACTATATTCATTTTTCAACCCTCACTTCTGGAAAGGGGATAATAAACTGTCCCTTGAATCCTCTATCTCTAGCTTTTTGTTTAAGTGATTCGGCAAAATTCCAAGCAAAAATGAATATATAATCAATTTCTGCAAAATTGACCTGCTCTGGTGCATAAATCTTCAAATAAGTTGCTGGCGTGTAAAGACCTTGCTTGGCAGGGGAATCATCAATCATAAACTTAATTTGTTTCTTGCCTATTTTGTAAAAGTTAAAAATGGTCGATGACTTAGCCGGAACACCATACCCGACAATAACTTTATCTTTTGCCAACTTATTGACAAGAGAAACTGTTTTTACTTTGTTCTTTTGAATGTTCTCAATAAACCCATAAACATTGACCCTATCCTCAAAACGAATGTTGTTTTTGTAAAACTTTTCAAGAGCAATGTCGGTATCAAAAACTCTTGCAAAAGCCCGAAGTGAACCACCGTGAACATTAACTTTCTGTGACAAATCCATCAACAAACCATAGCGAATAAGCATTAAATCAATCGTTTGTTTGGAGAAATAGCTCAAATGTTCGTGATAAATAAGGTCAAAAGTACCCTGCTTAATCATCTCTTCCAAATCAGGAACTTCAATCATAAGAGTTCCAGTTTTGCCAATCAAAATTTTAACAGCCTCAAGAACACTCTCTGAGTCGTGAATGTGAGCAAACACATTGGTCATCGTGACCAGCTTGACATCTTTATTTCCAATGCTCTCTCTGATAATTAGAGCAAGCTCAGGAGATAACCAGTCATTGATTGTTGGAATTCCTTGTGCGTTGGCAAGATCAGACAAATTGGTCGATGGCTCAATCCCCAAAACATTAGCCCCAAGTTTCTTAAAAGGCTTCAACAAAATTCCATCATTAGAACCAATGTCGATAACATAATCATTTTTTTTGACAAATTTCTCTGCCATTAATTCGTCTGCCAAATCTTTGAAATGCTTTACAAAGACCTCAGAAGTCGAGGAAAAATATTTATAGTTAGCAAACAATCTTTCTGGTGAAACAACATAGTTGAGCTGAAACAGTCCACAGCTCTTGCATCGGACTACATTTAGAGGAAATTTCTTTTGTCCAAAAACAGGAGAATACTCCAAGAGTTCATTGGCAAGAGGTTGTCTGCCCAAATTGAGCCATCTATCAAATTTCTTGTTGCCACAAAGACGGCATATTTTATTCCTAAAACTCTTCACGAACAGTGTCCTCCTCATATTTTTCAGTTGCTCTATTATTTTTGGCAAGCGAAATAAATGCACCATCAGTAAGAAATGTAAATCTATGCTTCTCAAGAGCAGGTGAAAAAACCGTATCTCCTGCTTCCAAAACAACATCTTTGTTCCCATCGGCTGACTGCGATTCATACCTAATTTGACCGCTGACCACATAACAATAATGAAAGTCTGTTTTGTGATAGTGATTGCCTCTGACTGCACCTTTTTTGCCAGTAATATATAAGACATCCTTAATATCTAGTTCGGGAGTAAGATTGACAATCTTGCCTCTCTCGTCAATATATACCGACAAATCTTCTTCTTTTATTATTTTCATTGGATTCTAATTGGCAGACTTATATTGTGTTTCCCATTTTCAACATTAGACGGTGACCATTTTTCGTAAAAAATCGGATGAGCATCAGAGTGAATCTCAGCTTTTGTGCGACCAAAGTTTTTAGCCCAATCTTCTTTGACATCTGTTTGCCCTCCAATGTGGTCTGCATCCATCGGAATCACATAATTGTCATAGCCTTTGTCTAAACTTTCCATACAAAGGTCATTGTCGTACATATGGTGTTGAGGATAAGTTCGGTCAAAACCTCCGAGCTTGTTTAATAAGTCTGTTTTAACTATCAAAGAGAAGCCATCCATCACCGCCACCTTTTCAAACTCTCCTCTAATTGGTCGGAATCCGTGAATAGAAGCACTCATTCGATTGCAATTAGAAACATTTTCAAGTCTGATAAGCTGGTGAATTGCGTAAGGTGCTCTGTAAAGATTAGGAGCACCAATTCCTTTTGCTCCATAAAAACCAGCCACTCCACAATTCGGCATCTTCTCAAGCAAATCAACAATCTTGTCATCCCAACCTTTTTCGTGAATCAAAACATCGTTATGGGTATAAAAAATATAATCAGAATTATCTTTTAAGACTTGCCAAGCTTGATTTAGTGCTGGCATCACACCAACATTTTCTTGATTATGGATAACAAAATCCCCATCTCTTAGACCAATTAACCAATCCCTGACAGGAGGAGTTGAGCCATTATCCACGATTAACAATGGCAATTTTGCTTCTCCCTCATTCTCTCTAAGGGTATCCAAAAACTTTTGTGTGAGTTCTGGCTGATTCATCACTGGAACTGCAACGGTCAGCCTCACTTTGTTTGCTCCTTTATAAAATCTTCTTCGGAAACAATTTCTATTGGTCCGTATTTCTTAGCTTTAGATTCAATAATTAATTGCATCGGCTCAAATTCCAAGACCTCAATGGCAATATCGTTCGGCTTTCTTGGACTTTTGAAAATATAGTGTCTCAGATAATTGTCCTTTCTTTAATTAAACCCTGTTTTTTATATCCTTTTGGGTCGTTTTTAAGATCATATCCGTGACCCTCAACTTCCTTACCGTGAGCATCAACAAACACTTTTTCTCCCGATTCGGTTTGGATAATTGCTGCGGGTTGTCGATTAGAGATTCCTATACCAGCATCTACCGTTCTTTTTGACTTGCAATTTTCACACTTAATCATTGCTTTTATCTTCGGGACTTTGGTTGTTCGACAAATCCGACAAACAACCATTTCTTCTATTTTATTAAAGCTTATTTTTCTCATTTTACAATCTCCATTTTCTGCACATCAGATTCTAAATCCGTAATTGTTACCTCAGTTGTAAGAGTAATTCCTGCCACTGAAAAAGCGTTCCTGACAGCAGAAGAAGTGACTTTAACAGGGTCAATAATGCCCGCCTCAAGCATATCCACAATCTCTCCAGTGACCACATTAACTCCAGAGGTGTAGTTGATATTTTTATTATCAATTTTGTCCAAAATAGACAACTCAAGTCCTGAATTGGTTATCAAGGTTTTTATGGGAGCAGTCAGAGCGTTTGCAACCAACACTTCTTCAGGAGAGTCACCCGAAAACATATCCCGAGCCACTCTCATTAAAGCAACGCCACCACCAGCCAATATTCCGTCTCTTATGGCTGCCTTTGTAGAATTAACGGCATCAATGTACCTCTCATACCTTTCGTGGACTTCTGCGTCACTAGAACCGCCCACAGTGATGATTGACACGGTTTGGGATAACATTCCAAGTCTTTTTTCGAGTTTGCCTTTTTTAATGTCATTTGTTTCGTCTTTGATTTGCTGTTTGATTGTCAAAACTCTTTCTTTCAAATCATCATCCATAATCTCTGGAGCAATTCTTGTTTCGGTTTGTGTGATAAAGACAGATGAAGCTTTGCCTAAATCGCTGATAGTTACATCCTCAAGCTTATCCCCCAGCTCACTTGAAATAAACCTTGCACCAGTTGCCAGAGCAATGTCTTCAAGCATTTGTCTGCGAGTGTCGGCAAATTCAGGAGCAGAAACCGCAGCAATTCGATGAGGAGTTTTGAGATTGATGTTGGCAAGTGCAGCCAAAGCGGCTCCCTCAACTGTTTCAGCAATTATCAAAACTGACTTGCCTAAATCAAAAGCCGATTGAACTAAATTTGCAATTGGGTCAGCGTTTCTTATTGTGTAGTCGCAAACTAGAATCAAAGTATTGTCATACTCGACAGTATATCGGTCAAGGTTAGTCACAAAATATGGGGACAAATATCCTCTGTCAAAATCAAAACCTCTTTTAATTTCTAACTCATCGGGAATTCCTCTGTTTTTCTCAACCATAATCACTCCATCAACACCAACCGCCTCCACCGCATCGGCAACCATTTTGCCGATCTTTTCAGAAGCAGAAGAAATAACCGCCACTCGCTCATAAATTCTTCTTGTTTTAGCAGGAATTGAAATGGAAGCAAGTTTTTGACAGATTTTCTCAGCATAATCGTTAAGTTTCACTTGGAGCTCCATCGGATTAACCGAACCCAGTTTGCCATTCATTATGTCCTTGCTGGTGATTTTTTCTCCCTCAATAATTAGATTGGAAGCCAAAAGAGTCGCAGTTGTTGTACCATCGCCCGCCTCGCTGTTGGTGTTAAAAGCTGCTTGAAGAAGAAGTTGAGCCCCAATGTCCATAACAGGGTCTTTGAGAATGACATTTTTTGCCACCGTGACACCATCGTGCACCACAAGCGGACCACCGTATTCTCTTTTTATGATGACATTTCTCGCTCTTGGACCAAGTGTTGTTGTGACTGCTTGGCTTAGAATTTTGACTCCCTCGATAATCTTATTTCTTGCTTCTTTACCAAAAATAATATCTTTTGCCTGTGTCATTTTCTCTGTTATTTATTAGTTTAATTTTACCTTTTAGTCTTGTTTGTTATCAACAGGCAAAATACCCTCCACGCTCATTTCGGTCAAATTTTGCTCTGCTAAAAGGTCCTCATTAAATTTAATAACTCCTTGAATTAAAGACGGCTTTGCATAACCTTTTTCCTGTAACCATTTGTTAAGTGTGTGCATATCTTTCGGAAAACACTTGCCACCATAACCTCTGAAGCCCTTGTGTTCAACATTCCACCACCTATCAACATTTCTTCTGCCAATTGTTCCCGAAGCTCTTGAGGCATTTTTAACCTCTAAGGTTCTTGAGTTGGTCATCTCGCAAATATCATCAATAAAATTTCCAACACAAACATTCAAGGCTCCCCAGAAATTATTGACATATTTAATAATCTCCGCCTCTTCGGATTTAACGATTGCTCGATATGGAGCATAAGGAAGAATTGAAAGAAGTTTTTTAGCAAGTTTCATTTCGGTATAAAAACCCTCTTTTTTAGTAACTCCAATTATTTGTCTGTCGGGATAAGCAAAGTCGCTGTCGTGAGTTGATTCACTCAAAAACTCTGGATTAAAGAAGAGATTCAAACCAACAAATCTATTCTGCAGTGTTTCGGTTGTAGTCGGAGGAACGGTTGATTTAAGAACAACAAGCGTATCGGGAAGAAGTTTGTCGTCTCCGTGAGCTTGGTCAATTTTTCCCAAAGATTCTTCAATCAGACTTAAATCGTAACTATCATTATCCCAGTCAAAAGGAGTGGGAACGCAGATAAAAATAACCTCTGAACCTTGAACTAATTTACCAAAATCATCATTGATGTTTTCAAGAGAATATCCGACAACATTGTTTTGTCCCTCATAATATTCGGTTATGGTTTTGCCCACCATTCCTGTCGCTCCAATTACAGCTATTTTCATATTATTTTTCTGGGTAGTTTAGACTGATGCCCAGCAGTGTTTTTTACAATCTGTCTAGGCAGTTTGTAGCTGCTTTTACCATAATTTCAGGCATAACTTTTGTCTCTAAATACTGCATTGATATTCTAACCAATCCCTCTGTTCCTAATGCGTCGTGCATATAATCAAGTGCACATTGGCAATAGTTTCCTACTGTTCCATCAGCGTTACAATTCGCCATAAATTCTCTTGAATAAGCATCAGGCAGCCTGTCTACTACTTTTGTAGGCTTAACTCTTGGTGCGGTTGTTGGATAAACTAAAGGATTGGTTGGCACATTAGCCGTAGGTTTACTGTCGGACATTAGCACCAAAGCAAAGAACCCAACAATAACCGCTATCACCACTAAAAATATTTTTGTTTGTTTGTTCATAAATTATTCACCCCCTAACTAAATATATATATGTCAGGGCTAGGGCTAGTAAAATTAACATTGTTTTTTTCATATATTCTTTTTTATTTTAATTACATCTTTCAGCCAAAACTCTAACTGTTTGTCTGTGACCATTCTTTTGAGGTCATTTTAATTACATCTTTCAGCCAAAACTCTAACTGTTTGTCTGTGACCATTTTATTCGGGTCTGTGATTCTGTCCTCGTTCAACCATTGTCTCAACATCCCAATGTTTCTTTTATTTATATTCTTTTCTTTCTCTGTTAATGGGTCTAGAGAGGAAAGGATGTGAGCAATCACTATTTCCAATCTTTCTTTGTCATCTTGAAACGGGTATAAGTTATTTTTTACAATATCGAGTACCTCATCTATCTCCCCCCTCACCCTCTCCCTCTCTTCTGCTATGGCTTGGTTGATTGAGGTGGAGGATAATGCATCAATGGCTCTTTGCTTTTCCAGTGGCGTTCTATCATACCAATCTTCACTTAGTCCATCTCTTAGGATTTTCTCAAACTCCTCTAATCGTCTTTGTGTGTAGTCTTGGGAAACAGTAATCACTTCATCGTGTGGTAATGATCCTGCTGTTGTAATTTCGCCTGCTGTTAGTTTTGTTTTCATATATCTTTATCTGTTAATGGTTTGTCTAGGGAGGAGAGGATGTCGGTTGGATGTAGAATACTATGCCAATCAACACCTCTCATATCATAATTCCTATAATCCTCGGCATATTTGCATACCTTAGTTATTTCTTGTTCTAT